TGAGCACTTGCAGACCTTCATCATCACACTCAATCTCACAATTACCATCATTATCCATAACTTTTAATTCTATTTTCATGCCATATATCTTTCTGCTTGTCTTTGTGTTAAGTCGCCAGGGTCAACGCCATCAGGAAGTACAATATTACGAGACACAATATTTTTAGAGTCTAATAGTTCAGCAATTTTATTAGCTGCTCTCTGACCTGCAACATCAGGGTCCATTAGTATATCTACTCTTGTTACGCCAATTCTATCTAATATATCTAACTTCTTACGACTAAAATTAGTACAACCAAATATACATAAAGTATTGTGATACCCAAGTTGCCACATATTTAACATATCAAATATACCTTCTACCAATATAACGTAATTAGTATTTTTAATTTTATCTAAAGGAAATAGTGATTCAGCAACAGGCGCCTTACGCGGAGTACGATAATATTTTGGCTTATCTGTCACTGGTTTGCCTAATCTTCCTTCTATGAACTTTAATTTACCAAATTGATATACCGGTATGCAAACATAATCTGTTAGATTCATCTCATCTGTTGTAAATGTTCTGAACTCTTTTAGAGTTTTACTGTTTATATCTCTAAAGTCTTCGTCAAAAAGAATTCTACTTTCTGGTAATTTAAGACTATCTACTTCTATAACAGCTTGTAGTTTTTCTTTTAATTTTTTAATTTTATAAGGTTGTTTACTATCTACATCAATGTGTACAGTTTCACCGATAGATTTCATAAATTTAGTGATACCACCACTAAAATTACAGCTCCAACAATGAAACATATTCTTCTCTAGATTATACGATAAGCTAGGAGATTTGTCAATATGTTCCCCACTAGTACAAGCAATAAGAATCTCTGATGGATTATTTGTTTTACGGTATTCAATACCTCTGTGATCTAAAAGTTCTTGTAAGTCCATCCGTTATATCCTTCTGGTAGTTGTGACTTAAGTTTCTTAATAGCGTTATCAAGCATAGCCATATCTCTATTATTTTTAATAAATACCTTTGTAAAAACTAAATATCCTAACCACGCATAGCAATAAAAATTAAAGTCAGGCTTCATTTTTAGTACTTTACATAAGTCATAATAATTATCTGTAGGATTAAAATAGTTAATTTCTACATCATATACATTTGTATGATCTTCATAATCTTCTAGAAAATAGTCAATATGACCTTTTCTTATATTATAGTCTTTAAGAGCATCAACCCCTCTTAATAGTCTAGCTTTATTAGGTCTTAAACGAGTTAGATACGGTATATCACAAACTAAATGAATTATAGGTATTGACTTATCTCTTATATAAAAATTTACAGCACTATGGGTTTTGTGTACTGCAATATTATTTCTTACTGATTTCCATAGAGTATTATACTCAGGAAGCCAGCAGCATAAAGGTCTTTGTTTCCATAAAGGTGAGTCATGTGCTAAAAGTAGAAAAGAAAAAAATTCACCTGCCGCACCTGCTCTATATGCTACACAAAATTTAGGAGACTCTGTAGGTATATATTTAGGTAGTATAGTATTTTTTGCTATAATATCTGCATCTTTAATTATTCTGTCTACTACTATTCTAGCAAAAAGTTCTTTTAAATTCATTATAAATCCTTTGAACGCTCTTGTTTATCTGTTCCAAATTTAGCTGCTGCATGAGGTTTTTCATTGATAACATCTGAAGTATTAGGATTAATCTTTACACAAGACCAATCCATAAGTACATCAAAACTCATATGTTTACCATTACGCATTTTTGTAGTATGAATAGATATTTTATTTTCTAGCGCTCTATCATCACCTTCGGGTGGTGGAAAGAAGTTAAAACTACGATCAGCAGCATCAAGAATACCTTTTGCAAATCTAGCTTCACCACTAGCATCAATCTGATAAGGAGAAATTAGTGTTAGATCATACTTACGAGATAGTGACTTTAAGTTATCTGCTATAATAATCTGTGTTTGCCAGTTCTTTTGGTCTTCATGTTTAATAATATTAACGTAATCTACTACAGCCAGATTAAAATTAGGATACTTAGAACTAAACATGTTGCAATAATGATCAATACGATTAAGTGTTAAAGACTCATCATCAATCATAAATAGTCTATGATCTGTCATTTCAGGTTTTACAATCTTAATACGTTTTTCAAAAGTAATAAAGTCTCTTGAGGACTCTAACTCTGCTAATAAGACGTCTACTTTTTCTGATTTTTTATAAAACTTATCAAACTTAGCTTTAGCTATTGTTATTTTTTGTGTTTCAGTTAACTGATTTCTAAATATATCTAAGAAAGGAACTTCTGATATAATAGATAATACTCGATCATATACTTCTTTATATCTCATTTCAATAGTAAAAAAAGCTACAGTATTACCATCTAAAAATCTATTGATAGCCATATTCAATGATATAATAGATTTACCAGATCCTCGTCTACCACCTAGTAATACAAGTTCTTGAGTTGCAAAACCACCATTTACATTATCAAACTCTGCAGAAAGACCAGAAGGATGAATTTTAAAATCATCAGCATTAGGAAAAAAGTCTAATTCCGCAATATCATATAGTTCATCATCATGTGGTATAGCTTGATTTAGTTCAAGCAAGTGATTCTGAAACTTATCTACAATTTCTACTTTTTCAAGATTATCTAAATCATCAAGAAACTTATCCATGAAAGCAATAGTTTCATCACGAATATAATAATCTTGTAGTTGTGCTACTAAAAACTCTGTTTGTACTTCGTCATTTGTATTTTCATCACTACAAATTTGATTTTCAATATACTCTTGTAGACCTGCATCTTTACGAATGGCTAAAATCTCGTCTGCTGAAGGCAGACGAGTATTAGCTTTATAAAAAGATTTAATTTTATCAAACAATACAGAATTAATTCCTGTAAAATATTGATTTAATACTTTAGAATATAGTTCGTTGCTCTGCGTATCCAAGAGTCTACGCAGAGTTAGTTTCTGTAAGTCAATTGCCATTAAGCTGCCTTTACGGGAAATAATTCATGTCGATAAGCATTTACATACCCACCATAGTCGCCTTCTCGCCAAATCCGATAACTTTCTCTACCGGTTTCTTCAATAATTTTACTAACTTGATCACGTTTATGCAAGAATGCATTTAGTTTCATAGTAGGTAAAACTTCGCCTTCTAATAACCAGTATAGCTCATAATGGATTCCTCTGGTTGGTTCTGAGTATCTACCTGCCATACCATTACGTCCTGGCTTAAACTTATATGTTTCTACATATTTTTGTCTACCATTATCGTGGTGCTCTAACCACTCTTCATCAAATACTTCATTTACAATAGCAAAACAGTTTTGTTCTGCTAAGAATACTTTATCACCTTTACTGAATCTAACTTCTAGATCTTGAACAACATGATCTACTGTAGCAGCAGATTTCTTACCCCTACCACGGATAGGAGTATTTGTTTCTATTAACATTTTTTTGATTCTAGCAGGCGACACAAAATATGTTTTAGCTATAGCTGTTTGTGTTTCACCATTAAGGTATTCATCAGCTATAGCACGCTTTTCTTTATCAGTAAATACTTTTGTACGCGCTTTTTTCTTAAGATCTGCTTCTCTAGCAAGTCTATCATGAAATTCTTGAATAATGGAATCTAGGCGTTTGGTATTGTATGCAATACCCAAATGTTCACAAATAGACTTTTTAGTCTTTTTTGATTTAATCATCCAGATAGCTTGCCTAATTTTAGCTTCTGGAATCTCAGTTGATTTTACTTTTGCTCTTGCCATAGTTTAACTCCTATTATTTTACCTACTATAGCAAATATTAAGGAACTATGCAATTACAATGTTAATGAGTTATGAGATCTGTGTCGATGAAAAACAAGTCAGACCATATGTTTCTTATTAGTCCTGTATCAGTATATACTGGTGTAAATTTTTCATTAAAAAATCTATTTGAACGATACATCTTTTCTATATAAAAAGAACTAATATATGATTCTACTACGTTTTCAAAATATTCAGAGGTTTCTTTTAGATCAGGATAAAACTCTTTAGCTATTCCAGCAAAATACTTGCCTTTAGCCATAGGAGATAGACTCAGAATTTGATCTAAGTTTTCATCTGGTAGGTCTTGTAGTAAAAAACCTTTTCTAGATGTCATTGCTATGTGTTACCACTTCTTTATAGTACTCCGCTGACCAATTATCATAATAATTTGTAGTATGTAAGTATTTTCTTGCGGCCATTAGTTTTTTCTTATTTTGTAATAAGAATACTATAAGTTCAGAATCATTACAGGTACTATTATTCTCTATGAATCCACGAACTTTATAGTGATCTAATAGTACTAATACATTTTTATCAATCTTATTAGTAACAACTTCATATTCTTCTGCTAATTTTACAGAAATATCATCTTTGAATACAAATATAATAACTTCAAAAGAATCATCCCAATTCTGGATATGTTCTACTAAGTTATTATAACTACCTTCAACTATACATCTTCTACTTTTTGCTGCATAAGGGCATATATTATATTTATCTAATCTATCAATCCAAGCCTCAATTTTATTGTTCATACTAGCTCCAAAAAGGGGAAAGATGTTGCCATCTTTCCCCTAAAATTAGCTGTGATTACTCGCCAGCTGCTTTTGGTGCGTAATCTGCACAAGACAGACCACGACGAGTGAGAACAGTTTTGACACCCCGAACTGTTTTATCAAACGCAGTAGCGATTTCTTCAACAGTCTGTTCCAGCATATCCTCAATGCCTGCATATGGATCGGCTTTAGAATCTTTCTTATCACGCTGAGGTGCTTTAAGACCCATAGAAAGCAGCTTACCACGAATAGAGTTTACTGAACGACCCATTGCGTCAGCAATCTCTTCCAAGAAGTTTCCGGCTTCAACCATTGAAGTGATTGTAGCTTCTTCTGCCTCAGAATAAGTACGTGGAGTTACTTTCTTTTCAGCTGGCTTGACATGACCTGTCATTTCCAGTGAAAGAGCTTTACCATTGATTTGACGAGCAGTAAATTTTCCATCAGCAAATGCTTCTGAAATTTCTTCTGCAGTCAGATTCCCTGAGTTATCAGTCAGGAATGAAGCCAGTGCTTCTGTTTCATCAGCAGAGAAAACAGGAGCCGCGCCAGGCTTCTTGGGTACGTCATATCCCAACTTGCGAAGTTTCGCAGTTACGGAACGCCGTGGAAAATCGAAGTCTGTCATAAGACTCTCGATTGTTGCTTCGGTAACACCCGCGCCTGCTACATCATGCATAGCTGCTACCATATCGTCAGTGTATTCAAATTTAGACATATTGTTGATCCCCTCGATCATAAGTTGTTGTGGTTTATTGAATTTTTCAAGAGTTTTTGTGTTTCTCTTGACTATGTTTAGATATTACAGAAATTATCAATTAGAAGCAAGTATAAAGTGACAGTATCTTTACTTGTGGTTCATTTTAAATATATTAGAAATCACCAGATAACACATCTTTTTTACTTGACCAATAGTCGATTACAGATATTCCCATTGTATTAGCTTTTTTATATTTAGAAGATGTAGTATCTCCGCCGGTTATCAAAGCATAACAATCTTTAGTCACAGTGTTAGTTACTTTGAATCCAAGTTTTTCTAGAATATCGCCTAACTGATTACGAGTCATATCTAACTTTCCCGTAATACAGATTTTACGAGCAGGGGTTCCGACTACTTCTTCAACTGTCACATTCTGTTCGAGTTGTAGAGGTAAGGTTAATACCCACTCTTCATTTTCATCAAGCCACGACAGTACCGATTCTATTGTCGAAGGACCAATACCTTTAATATCTGTAGTTTCAATATCTCTTAGATTTCTAAAAGCAGGTATCTTACTAATAATTAACTTAGAAGCACGTTTACCTACCCCTGTCATTCCAAGAGATGCTAGAACAAGATCATAAGGTTTGGTTTTTGTTCTTTCTATCTCAGCTTGAACCTTGGCACCATTGACACCAAGTAGATTCCAGTTTTGATCTTCGAAAAGATCTACTGGATGTGTTAGTCCCATTTTCTTTACAGAAGCTGGACCTAATCCTTTAATATCAAGAGTCTTAATAAAATGTTCTAAAACTTTTGATGAATTTATATTACTCTTATCAGCAACCATTAACCTAGGACCATCTAACTTTGTATCCATACCAATGGTAGTTTCTGCATGATTTTTAGTTATCTTAATACCATGCTTAGAGTGTTCGATTACACGAAGAAACTTAGGTATAACACCGCCAGCACGTTCAATCTGGATCATGTCGCCCAATCCAAGATTATGTTCTTCGATAATACCTAAATTATGTAAGGTAACTCTAGAAATTGTAGCATCTTCCAATACCACAGGATCAACAACTGCTGTAGGATTTACTGTGCCAGTTCTACCTACTACCCATAATACATCTTGTAGAGTAGTAATAGCTGTTTCTGTTTCACGTTCTTTGAGTGCTACTGCAAATTTAGGAAACTTAGATGTGTAACCTAGCCTTACAGATTTAGCATATGAATCAGCACGATATACTACACCATCCATAGGATAGGTCCATGCATCATCTTCTAGAACTGTGAAGAATCCCATATTTTTTACAATATTCATACGGGCTTTATAATTCATTTCTGTGCCTAGCCAGTCATGAGCAATAAATATAATGTTACGTTCTGCAAACTCTTTAGCAGATTTAAGACCGAGCGCACCACTAACATAATTTCTAAAGTTATCTACTTCGTTATTAGTTACACATTCACCGTTAATCACTACTTCATCTAAATGAGTATCTATACGTGTAGGTATATTAGAAATAGCGCCTGCAAGATGTGTAACATCTTCTCCACGCTCACCATTACCGCGAGTGACAGCAAGAGATAATTTACCATTAGTATAAATTAAACTAAGATTAGTACCATCAATTTTAGGGAGTCTAACATCCATAAACGCATCAACTTCGTCTATATCATATACTTTACGCAATGAGTATAAAGGATAGGGATGAGTTACTTTGCCTGCCTTCCCACCTACGCGGAAAGTAGGAGAATCATGATCACGCCAGCCTTGAGCGGATTCCATAGCTTCTAGCTTGTCATACAGTTGATCAAACTCTGCATCTGTAATCTCAGGAGCATAGTCGTCATAGTACAGTTTACTATGTTTTTGAATAAGTGTTTTAAGTTCTTTATATATCATATTATGAATATAGAATAAAAATAAGCATTGGGAAAGTTAATAATTACTTATTATAGAACCATTTATACATTTATTTTATTATTGTATGTACTGAATAGTTTAAGTGTTTGATCAGTAGCTACGCCTGTAACCAGTAGTGTACATCTGGGACCAAGACCTGCATTAGCTGTACAATGAGGTACATTATACCAATCAAAACTATATATTTCTCCTGCACGATAACCTGTATGCACAAAGTTACCATATTGAATAAAGTGGCCTGGCTCCCAATCATTTAACATAACCATAAATCTATATACACTATGGGGATCAGTTTTATTAAATTTTTCAAGTTTATCTATGTGTAAATTCCATACCTGTCCAGGCTGTTGAATGTGAACACGAGTTTGTAGTTCTTTTTTATCTACAGAGGTTAATTCTAGAGCATCTGTCATACGTTGAAATACTGGTAGTAAATCATACTCTAGGTTAGTTAAAACTAAATCTACATCTGCACCACTTCTTACGAGGTCATATTCTTCAGATTCTATGTCTTTGCTGGTGCCATCCTTTGGATTTCTATTTCTCCAAGTGATTTCCTCACTACTTTTAATAGTTTGTGCAAGTTCCTCACTCCAGTCACCAGTAAAACACCCAGCATAGCGCATTGCGTCATATGCTGGGTCTATTTTGAAGGGATCAAAATGATAACTTGTTCTAGGTACTAATTTATCCCAACTACTTTCCATTAGTCTACCAAGCCTTCTTTATAAACACTAGCTAATCCTAAAGCTTCACTATTAAACTTAACTAGATTCTGTAAAGTGCTAGCAGTTACAAAAGTTAATAGTTTATCACGTTGTGCATCTCCTGCTTCTCCAATATACCAATCATAATCACCATTTTTTCTAATCAATGCTGCGATTGCATCAGGATCTTTACTCATAGCTGTTAGCGCGGCTGCAAGTTTATCTCTATTAGGATTATCTTTATTTACCCAAAGAGCTTTTTGTAGACCGTCACGAAACGATTTAACTAACTTATAAGTATCATAGAACTCTCCACTAGGTGCTACTCCCCATCGTGCTTCAAATATTTGTTCTACTTGATAACCTG